GTACGAAATCAGTCTATGCATTTGAGGTCAAATCATTTTAGCCGTCAACTGCACGGTGCGGCTAAATACTTTTATGCCAGCTTATAAAAAACCAACAGAACTAAAACTAACTAATCAACCATGCAGGAAAATTCCTAATCAACCAAAAGTCCCTCTTGGTTCTCCACCAAAGCCAAATCATTTAAATGTGCAAGAGCAAAAGCTATGGGCCGAAGTTGTTGATGTAATTAATCAAGTCGGCGTGTTAGCTGTTACTGATGGATTCGCAATTGAATTGCTTGTTGTTTCCTACGCTGACTTTAGACGTGTCTCATCAGCACTTGAATCACTTGAAGCAAATCCAGATAGCGACCCAAAAAAGAAAAAGGAATTGTTTGGTCAAAAGCGCGAATTAGTAAAAGAGATCAAAAGTTTAATTAGTCTCTTCGGCATGTCTCCTGCGGATCGCAGTCGAGTAAGTGCAACCCCCAATGTTGATGAAGACGACAACATATTGAGCATATATGGGAGCAATTAAAGATTACGTTGGGATCGCAACCAAATATGCTGAAGATATAGTCGCAGGAAAAGCGGTTGGCTGTAAGTGGGTTAGACTAGCATGTAAGCGATATTTAGATGATCTCTCAAACAAGGGATTTCCATATTACTTAGATAAAACAGCAGTCCTTAAAGTCTGCTACTTCTTAGAAAAGCAGAAGCATTTAAAAGGTCCTCAAGCCGGCCAATATTTTGATATGTCGCCCTGGCAGGTATTTGTCCTGGTCAACATATTTGGTTGGCTTCATAAATCCGGCCCTAAAGCAAACAAGCGACGTTACCGTAAAGCTTATCTTGAACTCCCTAGAGGTAATGGCAAATCATTCCTAGCATCCGCTCTAAGCCTTTATATGCTTGGGGCAGACGGCGAGGGCGGGCCAGAGGTCTACTCAGCTGCTACATCGCGTGAACAGGCTAGAGTGGTCTTTGATTCATCTCTAGCAATGGCTCGTTCAATGCCACAGTCTTTGATTAACCTGACTGGGATTGAACCGCACGCTCACACAATCACTGCCAAGAGCAACGGTAAGTTCAAACCTCTTTCGGCTAAAGGAAATACTTTACACGGCCTCAACATTCATTTTTGTGTAATTGATGAATTGCATGTTCACACAAGTGATGAGGTTTGGAACATTGTCACTCATGGAGCAGGTAAACGCGATCAATCATTAATAATGGCAATCACGACAGCAGGCAGTGATGTAGCAGGGATATGTTACGCCCAACACAAATACGTAACTCAAATACTAGAGAAGTCATTTACGGACGAAACATACTTTGGGGTTATTTGGACAATTGACGACGACGACAATTGGATGGATGAGGCAGCATGGGCGAAAGCCAATCCTGAATTTGGCAATGCTGTAGATATCGAAGATTTAAGAAGTAACTTCACCCAAGCGTCATCTGGTGACAAAGTAAGCCAGTTTGGCTTTAAAACAATGCGCTTAAACGTATGGGAAAAGTCAGCTAGCCATTTCTTCGATACACCTAGCTGGCAATCATGTATGGACAGCACATTAGACATTAAGGATTTTGCTGGAGAGAAATGTTGGATTGGACTCGATTTAGCATTTAAGACTGACTTAGTCGCCATGTCATATTTGTTTAAGCGCGACAAGAAGATTTATATCTTTATGCAGTATTACCTACCTGAGAAAGCAATATCACAAGGCAAGAACCCTAGTTATAAAAAATGGGCAAGTGATGGATTGATAAAAGTAGCTGACGGGGAAGCAATTCATATTGATGCCGTACAAGATGACATACTTGAAGCGTTTACCAAGTATGACATTCAAGCTGTTATGTTAGACCCATGGCAAGTTATGCAGCTGGCACAACAATTACAAACAAAAGTATCTTCAGAGAAAATACAATTACTGCCACAGATCACTAGAAATCTAAGTGCTCCATTAAAAGAGCTAGATTATTTGTCTCGCACAAATGGGTTGGTTTATAACTGTCCGATATTATATTGGATGTCTACTAATTTAGTCGTTACTTATGATCACAAGCAAAACATCTTTCCTAAGAAAGAAAGAGTAGAAGATAAGATTGACGGCATATCTGCTATTATAACTGCCTTGTGGCCATTAATGACAAAAGAAGAGAAAGTTGAATGGTCAGCAGAAGATTATGATAACTTCGATTGGTTTAAATAAATATAAGCATGGCTTCTGTTATACAAAATATTTCAAATTTTCTCGGATTTTCTCAACAAAATCTTCAAGTTGAACAAAAAAATCTTACAATTCAAGGAAAAATCGAACCAATTATATCAAAAAGTTTTGATTTTCCTGGTGCTATGGTTCCTGAATCCGCATACGTTTACGGCTACAATAACAGTACTGGGCAATCAATAAGCTCATATACAGCAATCAATTCAAGTAATGTCTATAGATGTGTCAAGCTTATAGCTGACTCAATATCAAAACTTCCTCTAAAGCTATTAGATCAAAACAACAAGGAAATCAAAAACCATCCTCTGGTTGATTTGTTTGATGAGCCAAACACCTTATTCACTTACGATGAGTTTATTGGTTATATTGTCTTTAGCTTAGAGCTACACGGTAATGCTATCGTTTACATTGACCGAGCAAGAAACGGCGACATCGAGCGTTTAATCCCAATCAATTTTGGCAATGCCAGCTGGTGGTATAACCAGGCAGGCGCACCGATTAACGTTATGTCAGGCGAGCCATTTTACAATGTTTGGCATCCTTATATCGGGCAGAAAACTTTAGTCCCGCAAAAGGACATTATTCACATCAAAAACATTATGCAGAATGGCTTAGGCTATGAAGGCATTTCGACTATCTCAGCTGCACAAAACGTTATCGGCATTAACTTAGCGCAAAATAAGTTCGTTGGTAAATCCTATAGCCAAAACGTTATTTCAAATTTGATCATAACGCCGCCCGAAAGCATCTCACCGGAAGCTTATGTTAATGCTAAAGCTGCATTTAAGAAAACATATGTCGGCAGCGATCATTCATCTGAAACAGTGTTTATGCCACCCGGAGGATGGAAAGGTGATAATGTTCAAATTAATAACAAAGATCAGCAGCTACTTGAATCGAGAGAATTCCAAGTAACTGAAATTGGGCGCTGGTTTGGCGTGCCATTATCTAAGTTGAATCCAAGCGGCGACAAGCCAGTAAGTTCATACGAACAAGAGAACTTGGAATTTGTTGAAGACTGTATTGTACCGAAGCTAAAAAAGATAGAGCGCGCATTTGCGCGCAAATTATTGACGAAAGAAGAACGCAACAAGATTAAGATTAAATTTGACACTGAAGAACTAAACGTAGCTGATATGACAACACGTACCGATACTTATAAGACGGGCGTTATGTATGGCTGGTATAACTGTAACGAAATAAGAGCCAAGCTTGGCGAACCACCAATTGCAGGCAAAGATTCTTACGAGCAAGCGCAAGTCTATCGTGTTCCTGCTAATACAGTTGATCCAAATGATGCAGAGCAAGTTAAGCCAGAAGCATCAGTTGATCCAGAGGGCGGAACAAATTCAGACAATATATAAATAATAGATGACAACAGTATCCATTAAACAATTTAAAGAGATGGTCGAGAAAGGATTAAATCCTAAAGTCACCATCTGTAAGCAATTTGTATCATCCCCCGAATTTATTGATCGCGAAAATTGCGTTTCATTTGTTTGCAGTTCTGAACAGATTGATCGCTCGAATGACGTTGTATTTCAAAACGGAATTGATTTTTCAGATTATATGACTAATCCAGTTGTATTTTATAATCACGAAACCAATAAGCCACCTATCGCTAAATGCGTAGAAATTGGAATAAAAAATAAAAAGCTAGTAGCTACATTTGAGTTTCTTACTAACGAAGTTGACTACGACGAATACGGCCGCAAAGCGCATTCCATTTTTACGATGATTAAGAATGGATTTTTGAATTGTGTATCAATCGGAATCACTCCTAAGAAATTTGATCGCAGCGATGATCCGTCGCGCATGAATGGATATGATTTCTTTACATGTAGATTATACGAAATCTCAATAGTGAACATTCCAGCAAACACAGACGCAAATGTTATTGCAGAGTCAATACCTACTACTGACAAGTCATTAACTGCTTTTGAATCTCCTAATTTAATACCACAAGAATTAGCCGAAGATGAAGAAGAAGAAAAAGAAATTGAATGCGAAAAACCAAGCAAAAAAAAGTATTCGACTAAATATGCTCAGCTGCTGATCAACTTAGAATTAGCGGAAGACGATAAATAAAAACAAAACGAGATTTGGAATACATAATGCCCAATAGTAATGATTTTAAAAAGAAACTATCTGATTTGAGAGGTCAACTTCGTGTCATTAAAGGCAAGATGTCTCCGGATATTGAGATGTCCGACGATGATGAGACCGAAATGGACAAGTTGATGAAAGAGATTGAAGACTGCAAGCGCAAGCTAGCACTTTATGAAAGTGCAGAAGAAGAAGAGCGCAAAGCAATCAAAGAGTCAGAAGATTACGCTGATGACGATGAAGACGAAGAAAAAGATGCGGCTGATATTGCCGACGATGTGGATAGTGGCATCGGAAATGCAACAGGAAAAAAGAAATCAATGGCAAAACAACCCCATCCAGCAGTTGTAAAATCGTTTAACAAGCGCTTAGGCGCTCCAAATATAGTTAAAAACATAAATGCTAAAGTTCCTCCTAAGGCTGCGGAAGTGTTTATGATGGCTGATGCTATTACTAAGTTGAGCGGATCATCTGCGTTTACTAAAGAGTATATTTCAAAAGCATTTGGTAGCGAATATGAAATCGTTACTAAGACATTAACCGCGCAAGGTCAGCCAAACTTAATTGAACAAGATTTTATTCCAAACTTCTTAGAAGGTTTATGGAGTAGAGCTATTGTTCGCGCATCTGGTGCGAATGTGATTAACACTCCTGGCGGCAACGGTATAGTTGCTGGTTTAGCGCAAACATCTGGTTCATTTTGGGTAGGTGAAGCTCAACAACCAGTAGAAAGCGAAGCACAATTTAACAATGCTCGATTCGGTGTTCGCAAGTTAGGTGCTGTTAGTATGGTTTCAAACGACTGGTTACGTCGTCCTGAATTAGCTATGCAAGCTGCAAACAGAATTACCGATACCATGGCGCGCGACATGGTGTTGAAAGAAGATTTTGGTTTCTTGCTAGGCGCAGGCACTGCGGCAACCGGACAGCCGCTCGGCATTATCAATACGCCAAATGTTCAACTGTTTACTTCAAACGTAAACGTAGCGACAAATGGTACTACTCTATATGCACAAATTCAAAATGCATTAATTGGCGCCGAAACACAGTTAATTGAACAAAACGCTGATTATGATAGCTTAGTTTGGTATCTATCACCTGGAACAGTTGGATTTTTACGTCAAGTTGTTCAGCAACTAGGTATTGCACCATTCGATGCGCAATTATCACGCGGTGAATTACTAGGTCATAAAGTCTACGTGAGCAATCAAATCCCAACAAACTTAACAACAATTCCGGGATCAAGCAGCTCTTATGCGGTATTACTTGACCCTACTAAAGCTGTTTGGATTGCAGATACATTGAGTATGCAGTTTTACACATCCCTTGATGGCACTGTGATGGTAAATGGCGTAATGCAATCTGCTCGTGCTACTGACTCTACATTGTTTACTGCTTGGCATGAAACTGATTTACAAGTTCCATATCCACAAGCTGTTGCAGTTGGAACAGTAAACTGGACACTTGGTACACTTAACGGTGGAACAGAAGTTACATATCCTGCAAATATATTTGCAAGCAATGCAACTGTTGCGTCGTAATAGTAATTACAAAGCAAACATTAAAAGCACCGAAAGGTGCTTTTTTTGTGGCTGTAATAAATACTTACATGAAAAAGACAATCCAATTTACCAAAACAACCAAAATAGCACAAGCAAACACTGTTGCCGAATTTGATGATGCTCATGCAGAAAAATTGATAAAGCTTGGTATTGCAAAAGAATACAACGGATCAACAACTGAAGTTGAGCCAGCAAGAGTCGTAACAAAAGACTCAAAAATCAACAAGGTGATCTAAATGAGTTTTATATCAGTCACTGCATCCGACATTCAGCCGGTGACTTTAGATTTTGCACGACGATTTGCAAGAATAGATAATGTTGACGATTCTGATATTTTAAATATGTTTGTTTTAGCTGCAACGACATTGGTTGAGCGTCTTTTAAACAAGTCGTTGGTTACAAAAACAGTCAACTTAACCTTATATCCATCTCACTCACAAAATCAGCATAACTTTAATCGTGTATTCAATTACGATTATTCGTTCCTGTGGAACGAACGATTTATAGAAAATCGCATTCAACTCCCATATGGCCCTGTCACCCAAGTCAATTCAGTAAGTTTAGGATTTTGGAATCAAGCAGATAACGTCCTCGTTCAATCGAGCAACGTCTCATGCGGCGACTACAGCGTTGACGTAGAAGCAGATCCCGCGAGGATTTGGATTCACACTCCTTATCAACAAGGTATGTCTCATATCGCAGTGAACTACACAGCTGGATATGGTAGCTATGCAAGCGTTCCTGCGCCCTTAGTAAATGCAATCCTAATTGTTGCTTTGCGTTTGTATGAGCATCGAGGCGACGGCGAACCAACTAATTTGTTCGCATCGCCTGTCAAAGAAATGATGGACAGCTACCGGGTGGTAGTATGGTAACAGAAATTAACGTAAGCGATCTACGCTATCGCTGCCTGCTAGCAACAAGAACATTAGTGCCGTCACCAAATGGCGCACCAGTGCCATCTCTGATTACTCAGCGCATGGTCTACTGCAACATCCTGCCAGTAAGCGAATATATTTTGTTGAATAGTTTATCAGTGGATAATGAAATCACGCATGAGATTTATATGCGTTATCAAGATCAAATTGAATTGTGTGACGTGCTGTTGAGACCAAAAGCAATCAACCCTGATCAAAGCACAGTGTATGAGCAATATCATATTGCCGGCGCAATCCGTATTGATGGCAGACGACGCTTCTTAAAACTGCGTGCGAGATTAGAGAAGGCGACCGTCACTTATTAATGGCATCAATTAAAGTTAAAGTAGAAACTTGGGCATTATTTTACGACAAGAAAAAGCTAGCAGCAGCATTAAGAGCAGCTGGCGGCGTGATCGTATCCAAAATCAAATCCGATATTAAGGCAGCAACTAAGCGTGGCGTAGCTAGCCAACCCGGCCAACCACCACTTTCAAGAACAGGTGCATTAGTTGCTGGCCTTAAATCAACACCGAGTCGAGATGGCGAAACAGTCTCAATAACTGACTCAACCTATTACAGTAAATTCCAAGAGTTTGGTGCGCTCGGTGGCGGAGGCCGAAAAGGCAAACGCAACAATCGTCGCACAGGTCAAAAATCAACAAGGCGAGTTCTAAAACCAAGACCATTCATTGGTCCTGTAATTGATGAGATCGCGCCGACGCTTGGTTCAAAAATAGAAAAAGCAATTGACCAAGGTGTGTCACTAAGGAAGGTAAAATGAGTGAATGGATTAACCCCTTCAACGTCATTCCAATAATTCAACAGCTAAAAACATACGCGCCAATTTTCAACGGAAATGTTTTTGGTGTTGGTGAAGCCTCAGATGCTAATGACGATAAATTATTAGCTCCATATCCATATGCTATTGTCATCTGCGAAGGTGCAATTGCTGAACCAAACATTCAACAAAGCCGCGGCGGATTAAAGCAAATTATATCAGTCAAAATAGCAGTTGAATCATTCACTGATGGATCAGGTGATTTATTTGGTTTTACTGGTCAGACAGCACAAGCAGCATGTGGGCAAGCGATTTGGGCAGCAATTTTAAATCCATATAACCCAGATACAAATTACCCAAGAACAACTGCTGCGCAAGGTTTGTATCTAGCACCAGATGCGGTTGAGCCAATCCTGTCAACACTGCCACGCACAATATGGCGTTGGAATTTCTTATGGGATGTTACTGTTACTAACGATCTAGGTTTCCAACAACCATCACAGCCGCTCAATTTCATCAATTCAAATATCTCGGTCAATTCAGTGTTCGTAGATATGAATTGTGGAAACTTGCAAACAGGCAGCGGAATTATACAGCTTTGATAAATAATTCCATGAGCAACAAGTTAATCCACATACGACCATTAAAAGGACTTCGAATCCCACATCCGCTGTCAAGAAAAGAATTAAGACAAACAGGCGAATGGGTTGAAAGAACAACTTACTGGATTCGCCGCTTGCATCAAGGCGACGTTGAAATCGTTCCAGAAGAAATAGTCGAAGTAAAAAACGTGGAACAAGATGTTCCAACAAAAATAATACCGGAATCAATTAAGAAGGAAAAAGATAATGGCTAATCCCCCAAATTTTGGAGCTTACTTGGTTCCAGGTAACTATTATTATATCAATAATAGTCAAGCAAATACCGCAGTTACTCCAAGTAGAGTATTACTTGTTGGTCAACAAACAATAGCGGGTACTGCTACTCCAAACGTAGCAGTGATATCAAGCGGCGCAGCAAGTGACGGCGCATTGTTTGGCTATGGAAGTATGCTCCATCAGATGAGCACAATGTTCCAAGCAAACAACACAACTACACAAGTTTGGTGCTTACCATTAGCTGATTCTCCTGCTGGCACATTTGGTCAAGGAAATATCGCGGTAACAGGTAATGCTACTGCAAGCGGGACACTTTGCATTTATGTAGCAGGCAACTTATTGCAAGTAGCTGTTAACACAAACGACACTCCAAATATAATTGCAAGCAATATCAATTATCAAATCACAAACACACCTATTCTTCCAATCACAGGAACAGTAAGTGGTGGCACAGTAGCAATAACAGCTAAATCAAAAGGCGCTGCTGCAAGCGACGTTGATATTAGACTTAACTATGCTGGTCAATCAACACCAGCAGGAATTCAAGTAACAACCAATTGGACCCCAGGAACTGGTGATCCTGATATTGCGCTAGCTTTAGCGAACTTAGGTAATGCACCATTCGACTTTATCGTAAGTGGTTATAACAACGTAACTGCCCTCACTGAACTTGAAACATTCTTGAGTGATAATGGCGGACGTTGGGACGGCACAACTGGTCAATTATTTGGTCATGCTTGGACAAGCTTTAGAGGCAATTACAGTGCATTGGTTACTGAAGGACAAACAAACAATAATCAACACGTAACTATGTTTGGTGTCTATGACGTTCCTAACCCAATGTATGCTTTGACAGCAGCTATTGTTGGCGCAACAGCGCCAAGCATAATTGCAAATCCGGCATCACCCGTTCAAACTGTTCAGTTAAACGGCATCCTTGCTCCATACATACAAAATCAATTTCCTTGGCTCGAAAACCAAACATTACTTGGTTATGGTATTTCTACTTTGAAATTTGACCAATACGGCGGCGTATTTGTTGAAAGAGTAGTAACAACTTTCCAAACACAAAATGGCGTTGATAACAACAGCTATCAAGATGTCGAAACAATGTATTCGTTGGCATATGTCATTAGAGCAATTCTAACTGACTTAGCAAGCAAATTCCCTAGTGCAATATTATTGCCTAACGGCTCTACTATTCCATCAAATGTGAGTGCAACAACACCTGCATTAATAGCTAATGAAGTTGTTAGTGTGTATCGCGGATTAGCGCTATTAGGTATCGTTGAAAATCCAGATTTATTTGCACAAAACATTGTAGCTACAAACCCATCAAGAGGATTCGTTGCACTTCAATTGCCTATAACCTTAGCGGGCCAATTAAGAGTAACAGCTTCATATGTAAACTTCACTAACGGTTAATAGGAAAGAAAATGGCAAGTTCAAGAATTGCTGGTATTACCAGCGCAACAGTAGACGGTTCAGCGTTTGATTTAACAGGCGAAGTAATTGTTACAACAAACAAGACCACTAAGGAGCCACAGATTCCACTAAATGGATGGAGCGGACAATACAAAGAGACAGTAAGTCCGGGAAAAATGGTTATGACTATACTTGGCAATCAAGGTGTTGACCCAAGTATCTTTCAAAACCTTACAAACAGCACTGTTCAATTTGTTGCGCCAGACGGCAAAACATACATTGGAACAGGCATGATTGCTATGGACGTTCAGGAAGTGAACGTAATTGAAAACAGTTTCCAAGTTACTTGGATGGGGCCTGATGTATATGTTCAAGGAGTTGCTAATTAATGGTAACAGTGAATTTTAAAGAACCTGTCACCGTTGGGTCTGCAACATATGCAAGTTGCGAAATAAATGAGCCAACAATCTTACAGATTAAAGCGGCTCAACAAGCAAGAAATGCAAGTCTTGGTGATGCTGGCGAAACTACGATGATGATGACGCTTGCACAGCTGATCAGCGGCTTGCCGATTCAAGCAATTGAAAAACTTGTGATTAGTGATTTCAATAAAGTGGCGGAAGCTATCGCAAGTTTTTTAAAACAGACGTAGACGAGAAGTTAGCTGTCACATATTCAAATTGTGACGAAGTTGGAAAACACTTAACTGTTAAACATGGTTGGCCTCCAACTGGCCAAAGTAGCTATCGAGCTATGACACTTTCTGAACTACAAGAATGGGTTTCTTGGTTCGCTGCTAATCCGTCGGCATCAAATAAATATTAAAAATAGGAAGTTAGATGTCAACAGGGGTTAAGTATTCGATTAGTGTTGGTGGTACAGATTCGGTCACTAACGCATTCAAAAAGATAAATGCAGGAGCAGAAGCGCTAAGAAAGCAAAATGCTAAGTTATTAGCTCCGCTACAATCAATCACAAAAGAATTAAATAAATTTGGTGACTTAACCGGTATCTCAAAAATAGGCGGTGCTGTTCGTAGCTTACAAGGCGATATAATTGGTCTAGCTAAATCATTCGGACCTGCACTTGAAGGCTTAACTGCTTTGACAGCAGCAGGGAGCATTGCTGGTCTAGTCAAATTGACCAATTCAGCAGCCGCTTATGGCCGCAGTTTGACACTGGTAAGTCAAGCTTTAAGTCAGCAACATATTACCCCTGAAAAAGTACAGAACTATCAGCAAGCAGGCGGATTGCTTGGGCTGTCACCTGAGACTGTGAATAATAGTTTGACGAGTTTAAGTGACAATTTACGTCTTGAGAATATCGGTCAAAATATGCAAGGTCAGCAAGAACTACGCGGGCTTGGATTAAATTCTAAAGCATTAGCGACTGATCCAAACGCATTGAAGAAGATACTTGATGCAATAGCTAATAACTCAAAACTGACACCGCAACAAAAAAAACAAATCGCAAATGATCAAGGCTTGGGTGATTGGTCTCCATTCTTAAATGATCCAAAATCACTAGACGCAGCATTCGCACAAGCAGATCAAATGCCGAAGTTGACGGAGAAGCAAAGACAAGACGATGATGAATTAGCAAAATCAGAATTAATGCTCGGTGTTAACTTCTCTGCTCTAAGTCAAATAATTGGTTCAAATTTTGCTCCAACACTGAATAAGCTTGTCGGCAAGCTTAATGAATTCGCGATATATCTTTCTAACCATCAAAGCATCGCAAGCTTTGTAAGTGACATAGCAATTGCTGGCGCTAGTTTAGCTGGGCTAAGTATTGGGTTCAAAACCCTCAAATTCTTGTTTGGCGGTTTATTTGGTCCACTAGGCAAGCTCGCTAAGCTTTTGGTGCGCCTGGCCTTACCTACGCCTACGCCAGCTGCAAAGGCGCTACAAGCGGGTGAGGGCGCAGCAGCAGCAGAAGGCAGCGCTGTAGCAGAGGGCGGCACAGCAGCAGCAGAGGGCGCTGTAGCGGGTGCTAGCGCAGCTGAAGGCGGCGGAATTGTGAGCGTGATCCGTTCAATTATATCTGGGCTTGTCGGAACTGTTAAAGCTGCCATTACTGGGTTGAGTAGCGGAATTGGCAACATAGTCCGATCATTAGTTTCTGGCTTAGGCAGTGTTGTCAGGTCAATTGTCGGTGGTCTAAGTAGCGCAGTTGGCGGGACAATCAGATCATTAATATCTGGACTTGGTGGCGCTCTAAAATCAACTGTGAGCGTGATACGCTCATTAGTAGCAGGCATTGGCGGCGACGCAGCAATAGCAGGCGAAGCAGCTGAAGGTGCTGCGGTTGGCGGTGAAACCATAGGTGGCACGGCCGCATTGATCGCAGCAGCAGCAACAGCAGCTATCCCATTATTGGTTACTGCGGGTGTAATAGGAACAATTGCTGCGGCAGTTTGGGCAACAAAGAAATATGGAAGTGGTGTCGTTGCAAGCGTGACGAAGATCACCAACAACGTTGTGAGTGGCGTAGAAGCTGAAGCCAACAAAGCATACGACGCGGTGACAGGTAAATTGAGTCCTGCTCAAACCCAAGTCCGCAGTCAGCTAATGAACGATTTTACCAAGATGGGTTATAGCCAAACCGAAGCCGCTGGTATGGCTGGCTGGGCCGGGGCCGAAAGTGCTTATGATCCAAGTGCGACCAACGGCAGCGCTAAGGGGTTGTTCCAATGGCTCACAGGCGCAGGTGATCGAGGTCCGCTATTCAATAAAATGTTTGGCGTTGATCCAGATAAAGCAACTGTTGATGAGCAAGCTAAGTTTGTCGATTACGAACTGAAGCACGACTACGCTTCAGTCAAAGCAACGATGGATCAAATTGATAATACACGCGGATTAACTCCTGAAGAGAAAGCAAACAAGATCGGCGTGCAAGGCGAACATGACTTTGAAGGGCCAAATAGCCGAACAGCAGATGCACAAGCAGGCAATTATGCGATGAAGGCTTTAGCTGCTGAACTAGCAGCACAACTAGCTCCGCAAGTCCACGTTCAAGTTAACGGCGTTCCAAATGCCAAAGTAATTGCCAAAGCCACAAACGCGCCCAAAGCAATCATAAGACGCCCACGAACTGGTTACAGATAAATATTGGTATGAGTATTTTATCGACAGTAGATCAATTCAGCGGAACCATTTCAGGTATTAATCAAGACCTAAACACAATACTGAATCCGTTCGGTCTAAGTGCTTGGCAGCAACAATTCCAGCCAGCAAGTTTTCGAGGCGTGCCATTTGATACTAAGAGTGTTGAGTTTGGCAGCGGCAATAAGCTAGCAGTTCATGATTATGCATTTAGTAATCGAATCTATGTCGAATCACTTGGCTTAGGAGATCAAACAGTTAGATTTGAAGCGTTTATATGTGGCTCTCAAACAACATCAGTTTATGCCTTGCAAACTCAACTAATAGCTGCGTTGCAAGTACAAAGTGCGGGGACATTAATTCATCCAAGCTTAGGTTCGATGAATGCTTGGGTAACGCAATATACTTCAGCTCTTAGAGACGGCAATATAGTATATTTCGACATTGAGTTCGTATTAGCGCCACAGTACAACGCATCTCAACTTGCATTAACGACATCAACAAATACTCAAAACGCAGTTTTGGCAAGTGCATCAAACTTGCAAGGGTCAAATGTAAGCAATTTCTTTAAAACAGCAGGAAGTGATATTGCCAAAACTGTTGGCGCAGCTGAGTCAGTTGCTTCAGTAGTAAGTGGTTATACAAGTCAAGTTTTATCTGCTGTTAACACGGCTACGCGAGTTGTTGGTGCATTTAGCGGCTTGAGTGGCGCACTAGGCACTGGTTTGACATTAGGACGATTTGGCGGCGGTTCTATTACCTCTGCTATTACCGCAGCAACCGTTGGAGTCTCGGCATTTACTAATACATCCGATCAATTCGCCCAATTGAGCAGCAATGTATTGAGCGCTGCTACAACTGCACGAAACGAAGTTAAGAGTTCAATTTCAACTGTTACTAGTTTGGCAGAATCAATATGACAAATTTTACTGATGCACTTATCTCAAATATTAATGCACTTACAAACACGTTAACTTCATCTATTAACGATCCGTTGACTCAAATATTAACGCTTGCTGGATTAGCTCAATATTATCCAACAATTACAGGAGTGAGTTCTACTTTGGTGAATGTCGAAGCTGCAAGCGCAGCGGCGACCAGACGAGCAGCGTTAGGCGCGTTAAGCACTGCCTGCGCTAATTTTGTTCCCACTTCAGTCAATCAATCGCAAGCCATCATTACTTTAGTGAGAAACGCATATAACGCTGAGATTTTGTTCGCAGCTGATGGTACTGCCGGATATGGCATTGAAGATACTATTACCCAAGACTTAACATCAGCGCGAGACGCAGCCATTAAAGATTTAAAGGCGCGCGGCACCAATTTGCCGAACCTTACCTTATACAATACCAATGCAAGTCTGCCAGTGAGTTTAATTAGCTACTTGCTTTATGCAGACGCTTCGAGAGGGGATGAGATTGTCGGATTTAACGACACAGTGCCTCATCCTTGGTTTATGCCGCCAAGCTATTACGCGCTTAGTCGATAGCTCCTGCGCTAAACCAATATGCTACTTGGTCTCTATCTAAGCGAATTTGATATGCGGGTGTAAACATACCGCCGCCAATATTGAGAAATTTACCAGTAGTGCCAACTTTGCCATATGTGCATCCAGCATTCTCAGCAGTTGTTTGCGCATTTTGCTCACCAACTATATCGTTAGCTGCTTGTGCATGAAGCAATGCATTATTGTATGCATTCAAATCGTCTAGTTGAGGACAACCAACAGCCCCATTTATAAATGTAACTTCTTGTCCTAATGACAATGTATTATTTGAATTAGACTGAGTTGCTTGAGAGGTTGCGGGTGATGGAGTGAATAACTCAGCAGCACCAAAAATGCCTAAGCTCATAATACCAATAACACTTAAATAACCTACGGCTTTCATAAAAATGCTCCTTTCAAAAAGCTTTTTTATAAAACGGTCAAACAACGAGTTAGTCAACCTAATAGCTAAATATTGTTATGAGTATTTACAATCCGTTAATCCAAAGTCTAAAGCCTGTTTCTTTATCGATTACGCCAACTGTGGCTCCTTCTGCTCCCGCAGCCACTCCTGCTGCTAATCCAACTGTTACTCAAAATGGACAGCCTACTGTAGCTTTAGGCAGCAACAGTAATCTTATATTCAATACTCAATTAAACAACTTAGACAGCGTCGGTCCTTCTGCTGATGATATCACTATCACAATTACCGATCAAAACGGCAGCATTGATTGTAGTGGTTTTCAATCAGTAGAAATAATCTGTGGTATTGAAGAATTTCCAAGATCATTTACGATTGTCACTACTGAAAAATTTCCTGATGACGCATCTCAAATTGAGTTTCTTCCTGGCTGTTCTTGTGTTGTTAAGGTGGGCGGTGTTCCAATTATCACCGGCAATGTTGATCGTGTCGAACCCGAATTTGCAGCGCCAGATACACACATTGTCACTATCGCAGGTCGCAATAAGACTTGTGATTTAGTTGATTGCAGCGCCTTAGTTAATGCTGATGGAAGTGTTCCTACTGCCACAACTCAAATCAGTGGCTTAAATATTTTGCAAATAGCACAAGCCTTATGCGCGCCATATAATATTCAACTAACTGCTACTTCAAACACTGATACAATCACGTATCCAATTATTCCAAACTTTGTGATCAATTTAGGTCAAACGCCATATGACGTTTTAGAAATAGCAGCAAGTTATAATGCTGTTCTTATATATGACAATCCTGATGGCAGTTTAGTTATTGGACCGGTTGGCACTAAATTTCATACTGGGACAATCGGCACTGATATTTTAATTCAATCAGGTCGAGCAGTATATGATATGTCAAACCGATATAGCACTTATGTCCCTGTTTTATATAGCCAAGTGACAGACGTTGCGAATGATACAGTAGGCGCGGCAATCACTCCTGGCAGCAAATTTCCTAATGGCGCACAAGGCGTTTCTCGTTTTAGACCACTCATAATCCAAAATGAATCAGCAACAATTAGCGACGGACAAATTACTTCAGTAGCTGAAGCTGTTGCAACCTATGAAGCGAATAGAAGATTTGGTCGCAGTCAAATAATTACAGTAACAGTCACAACGTGGCGTGACACAAGCAACAATCTTTTTACCCCTAATCAGCTTGTAACAATCACAAGTCCCAATTTAAAATTGAACAACAATGTGTTGTTGATAAGCAAAGTCACTTTTCGAAAAGACGTAAACTCTGGCACTACTGCCGAATTAGAATTGATGGCTCCTGCTGCTTTTGCAATTCAACCTCCAACAATTGCTGGTCAACTAGATATTATGCAGCAATTGAACCCAAGCACAGGTCAAACAAGTTAATGATGAATGCTCCGCTCATATACAATAAATTAGATCATACCATTCGATTTGGCTTAGTCACCTCGACTAGCTTAGATGCAAATGGTTTGCCTATCTATCAAGTGCAAAAGAGCAAATATGAATTGCATACTAATATCCCGCTTATGCAGCCCGAAGGCTTTGCAAGCCGGTCAATTAGCGGAACGAGTGATGTTGTAATCGCCAATCAATCAGGTGACAACAATCGAGGCGTGATTATCGTTACCCGTAATAAAGGCGTGCTTTCAAGTGTGTGGGCAAATTTGAATGAAGGCGAAGTAGCGATCTATTCGCCGTTTGGGCAAAAAATTTACTTAGATAATCAAGGCGGCATCACTCTATCAACTGGGAATGGTAAACCATTTACTGTTGACACTTCAATCAATGTAACGGGCGGAATAACTACTACTGGCGACGTAGTAGCGAATGGCATTTCATTAGAGAATCATTTGCATACAGGTGTTCAAAGCGGAACCTCTGAAACAGGAAAACCAACCGGATAATATATGGCAGACATTCAAATATCAATTAATCAAAACGGAGAGACTGACTGGGCTACAGCATTTAATGATTTAGTTTGGGCGCCAGATGATGTGCAAACATTAGTCTTAGTAAGTCTTTTCACAAAACAAGGCACATGGCTTGGCGATACATATAGTCCATATAAACTTGGCAGCCAGCTTCATCTATTGCAAAATTCCGCTATTTCTAACAAGCAGCAATTACTACTTACAGCACAACAATATGCATCTGATAGTTTGCGCTGGCTCGTAGCTGACGGAAGAATATCGAGCTACAGTGTTACCACATCACTTTTAAGTAGTTCTGCATTGCAGATCAATGTGAACATAGTTGAGCTACCAAGCTCAACTGTTCCTCTCATACTAAGCTACACAATCCCAGTTTAAAAATAAATACTGTA